GGATCTGTCCAGGTAGCCGGCATCGGATCGCTTGGCGCATTGCTCGGCGCGATCTTCTCCGTCACCGCGTGCTCGGGGGTATTCCTCCCGATGTGGGCCGTGTGGCTTGGCGCGTTCGTGATCGGCGTGGCCACGATATGGGCGCGACTGGTCAAGCAGCGATCACCTACGCCACACTGGAACAAACGTGGTGAACGCTGCAAGTGGCGCTGACCGGAACGCGATCACTAGACACCACACTCACCGGCTGGGCAGTAGTGCGTCAGATAGATCAGCCGCAAGCTGTCATCGTGCATGCTGTCCCACGCATCCCCAGTCCACTGCGCCCACTGTACGTGAGTGCCGGCATGGGGATCGCCGCCGTTGTTGCCTCGCGTGTATACCGGCGAGCCATCCTTTGGTGCGGTTTCAATCGGTTGCCAGTCGTCCATCTCACCACCTCATTTGTGTGTACATCATCCCCGCAACACCGCATTGCGCCGTGGCAAAACGGGCCGTTTCGTGTACATCCGGCAATTTGCAACGTGTTGATTTCAGTGTGAAACATGCCCTGTGTATACTCGACTGTTAATCAGGGGGTCGCTGGTTCGAGTCCAGCTTCGGGCGCCATTCTTGAGTCATCCGTGTGAATCGTCGTGTACATCAACCCTTGACGCACACCACCTGTTTGAGCGTGTGAAGCACGTCCACGAGATCAGATTGCGCGGCCATGACGGCATCAATTGACTTGTACGCTGCCGGCGTCTCGTCGATAACATCCTCGTCCTTCCGGCATTCGACGCCTGCCGTAGATGCCTCGTGGTCCGCCACGGTGAAGCGGCGTTTTGCTTCCGTTCGACTCATCGCGCGCCCGGCGCCGTGTGAGCAGGAACAGAAAGAGTCACGGTTCCCCTTGCCGCGAACGATGAACGACTTGGCACCCATGCTTCCGGGGATGATGCCAAGATCGCCTTCGCGGGCACGGACTGCGCCTTTGCGTGTAACCCACACATTTGCGCCGAAGTGGTTTTCGTGTGAGATGTAGTTGTGATGGCAGTTCACTGCCTCACTGTCAGCAGTAAATGGCCGGATCGCGGACAGTGCGAATTTTGCAGCTTCCATCATGCACACCCGATTCCATCGCGCAAACGACTGCGCCCAGTGGACTGCCTCTATGTACTGATCGAAGATTTCCGAGCCTTCCGGCATGTAGGCAAGGTCGGCGTCCGGTAGATTTATAAACCACCGTTCCATGTCCTTTTTTGCAAGGCTGATGAAGTGGCTTCCGATCTTGTTGCCAATGCCACGCGACCCGGAATGCAGCATGATCCACACACGCTGGTCTTCATCAAGGCAAACTTCGATGAAGTGGTTCCCTGTGCCAAGCGTTCCGGCGTGGCGGTTTGCGCGAAGTGCGGCCCGTTCGATCTCGGGGTGCCTTGAAACGATTCGCGAGAGTCCTACAGAAAGCTCGGTAGGCAGCTCCTGGTCATCGCCCCACGCACCACGGTCATTTGCGCCGCCGTTATCAGTGCGACCGTGCGGCACCCGGCGCTCGATTTCAGTGCGCAACTCGTGCAGGTTGTCGGGCAGATCACTGGCGAATAGGGATGTACGCTGCGCCATCATCCCGCAGCCAATATCCACGCCGACTGCTGCCGGGATAATCGCGCCTTTCGTGGCGATGACGCTGCCGACGGCCGCACCCATTCCCCAATGCACGTCAGGCATTGCGGCCACATGCTTGTGGATGAACGGCATAGATGAAAGGTTGCGAAGCTGCTGCTTTGCCTGTTCCTCGACCTGAACGCCTCGCGTCCACGCCTTGATCGGTACGCCGCTGCTTTCGATGATCTCGAATCCCATCACTTCACTCCTGCCGCGCCCGACACGTCAAGCTCTTCAATCATCTTCTTCTCAATCCACGCAAACGCTATTTTTACGTAGATCGGTTTATCTCCTTTACCCGCTCTCGCGGCCGATTCTCCTACACATATGGCGATAGAATGGAGTACCCAAGGATCAAGCTTTTCTTCGATCATTTCTTCATTCCTGCGGCATCAACGACCGCCAGCTCATGGTTGTAGTGTTCCGCCATCGCGTCAGTGCGATGCCCTGATGCCTGTTTCTTGTCTGCCACGGTTCCCGCCGTATCGGTCACGCCGCGATGTTTCAGGCCATGCAGCCCGAACCGCTCGCCGGCCTCGATCACCTTCGCCTCTACCGCAACCGCCATTGCGCGACGCCATGCGCTCGACAGCGCACCCTTGCTCAACGGTCTACCATCCTCACTCACTACCAGCGCGCGGACGCCTACGGGCCTTCCTGACGCTTTCTTGAGCCAGATACGGGCGCGACGGGCAATCAGCCATGACCACGCCTCGCGCAATTCCGGGCACCATAGCGTTACGTTGTCCCGGCTTCCCTTCGTGCGCACCACATGGATACCCGCATCGCTGGCGTTCGCATCGGTCAGCATCCTAACCTCGACGCTCCGCATCCGGCATCGGTAGGCGATTTCCGCGACGGCCCAGACGTAGGGTGTTACTGCATCCTTTCTGCGACTTGGATATGCGCCATGCTCACGCAGAAAGGAAATAACCGCCCGCATCGTGTCGCGTTCGGGCATGCGGTGCGCCTTGCGTTCCTCGGCCTGTTCGACGCCTTTCGCAGGATTCGCCACGCAGTAGCCGCGCCGGCATCCCCACGCGAAAGCTACCGACAAATATCGCTTGATATGGTTGGCCTTGGCCGGCGTCGCCTTTGCGATGTTGTCGATCAGGACTTGCACCAGCGGTGCCGTGATCTTCGTCGTCTCCAGATGCGCGAACGGTATCCCCAGCTTCGTCTTGAACCGCTGCAACGCCAGCCGGCAGTAGGCATAGTCCGCTTGCGTGTTGACCGCCTTGCCCGTGTAGTGATCGGACAGGCTGAACGCCTCCAGCATGTAATCCAGCTTGCGCGTGTCTATCCCGCGCGACAGTTCCGATTCCCGTACCAGCTCCGAAAGCATGGCCTCGGGTCCAGCCAGCCGCTGCGATCGCTTGCGCTTGCCGGCCACCATGAGCATTGCGTACCAGTACCGATCCCGCCGGTTCCAGTAGATCCCTGTCGGGATGTGCCGCTGGTCGATGTGCGCCGGGATGGACGAATCGTGCTTGCGCTTGGGAGGCATGGCTACAGGACTTCCTCGGGCCGGTAGGCCGCGTCGTTCGCCGATCCTACGCCAAGCGCGGCATTCAGGGCAGCCAGCGTGGTCCACGGGCCATCCTTGCCGTCAAACACGCGGAACCCCTGCCTGCTGGCCCATCGACGGATAGCGGACGGGTTTGTCAATCCCGACTTCACGCGAAGCTCCGCAGCATCCACAATGGGCGCATGCTCGCTCACGATTCGGACGCCTCCCGCTCTGGCTCAAGCTTCCGCAAGTGGTTTATGAGCCACTTGAAGTCGATGGTGTAGCAGCGCGTTACGACACCGCCAGGCATATCCACTGCGACACCGATGATGTCGAGCTCAGCCCTTCGGTCATCCACAAAGAGCGCGATACGCTGGCCACTTTCGTCTGAGACGATTAAGGCGTCATTCTTACGCGCGAAGTCGTAATCTCCGCGCGACTCTGCTTTGATCATTCCCCCGCCTCCCGTTGTACATGCACGGGGCAGTCCTGCGAAGTCCAGAACAACCCCGTGGTGCCCCATGCGCCGCGCCCATTGGCGTTGTCCATGCGCGGGCATTTGCACCCCAGCGCAACAGCCGCATCGCTTCCGGGATTCGGCGTCTCGCGCAATGACTTGTCGATTTCGACGGTCACTCTGGCTGCCCCGGTGAGGCATCATCAACGCGCCAACCAATGCGATTGAATTTTGCGTTGGGCTCCGCGTCGAAGTCGTGTTCTTCCTCGGCGCGGCATCTTGCGCACGTACAGTTCTTCCTGCCGTTCGCATCATCGTCAATGATCGACAAATCACATCCGCAATTTATGCAATAGTCCCTATTCACTCTGGCTGCTCCGGTGTGCTATCGAATCCCAAGCTGGCCATGATCGTATCGGCGCGAATGTCGATCAACGTCCGCAGGTCGTGATAAATGACATTGGCCAGCACTTCATTCTTGGCCTGCATCAGTGCATGGGCGCATGCGGCGTCGTATTTCGTGGCGTGCGCACGACAGCCCATGAACGGCTCCCACTTCGGATCACGCAAGCACTCAAGTTCGGTTTGCAGCTTCATTCCCCAGCCTCCCGCGCGCTGTTGTGCAGATGGGCGTCAACCACCTCAAGTTTGCCGCCACAGTACGGGCAGAACGCGTGATCGTTGTCCCTCGGCGAGCCATCGGTGAATTGATGCTTGTTGCCGCAAGCCGTGTCCCACGACCCGTCCCATTCGTCCTGAGTCCAGGCGCACGTCTTGGACTTCAACGCCTCCGCAATCTCGGCGTGGTGGGTGCGGATGAACAGTGCGCACTTTTTCAGGCTATCAAGCCAGTAAGCGTCGCCACCGTCATAAAGCTGATTTTCATGCACCACCGCCTCCAGTGCCTTGAGCAGTTCATCCATGTCCGTTCTCCGAAAGGTGGGCGTCGAAATACTCGTCGATGGCGTCTGCCCATCCGCCTATGTTGAATGCGCCATCTCGCATATCCCGCAGCAGCGCATTCGCCGCTTCGAGCTTCGCGGTCACGTCATGCAGCCGGATCACGAGGGGATCGACGGAATCGGCGATTTCGGTCAGGCGGGTTAGTTCGTTGTTGACCGTGTGCCAGGAAATGTCGTTACGCTCAAGGCAAAACAAAGCCTTCCGCACTTCATCATTCATGGGCATTGGGTGTGGCCTCTAGTTTTGAGCTGGAATAGCTCACTGAAACATTTCGCGACAGAAAATAATCTTCGCCGCAGCTTCCGCAGGTGTGTTCCGTATCTCCATCCATGCCACCGAAGTTAATCTCCCACGCGTCTCTTTCCCTGTGCCCGCAATAAGGGCAAATTGGTTCGTCGGTGTATTCGGTGCCGCCCATCACTTCCCCTCCGCCCACGCCCTCTCGCGTATCGGCTCATCCGGTTGCGGACATCCTTCGACGGGGCCTCGCTTGCTGTGGTATGCGGTCATGATGAATATCCTTTCAGCTCTTCATGGCATCGAATCATCGCAACGACATCACCCTGGGCGATGGCGTCATTTGCACACTTGATCGAGTGGCGCATCATCGTCGCAGCGAATACGCCCATGGGTATCGCGTCATAAAGCGGCAACAGTTCCTGTACACGCTTTACCTCTCGCGGCAACGCATCTGCCAGTGAATCGCTCATCCATCAATCCTCTTCGTGGTGGTCATGTCTAGAACGGAATTTCTTCGTCGATGAATCCTTCGGACGAATCGCCATAGCCTGCGCCAGCTGGGTCAGGCTGCATTGCGCGATTGGGCAATGGTTTCGATTCCTGGCGCGGCGATTGATCCCCGTTCGGCTTCCACGCATCAACCGCAACGTATGGCTTGCCGCCTTTAGACAGCTTGGCCTGCCAGTTGACCCATCCCGTTCGGCCTTGCAGCCATTCCATCATCTGCTCGCAGTTGATGGAGCCGTTTGCCAGCACATAATCCGGCGCTTTTTCGTTGCGCTGTTTCACGGTCAAGCCGTTCACAAATTCGATGTCGCTCATGCAGAAATCCTCACGGTGAATACGGTGGTGGGCTTGCCCTGATACGCGGAAAGGTCCGCATCGGGCAGCAGATCCTTGATAGCTTTCGCGTAGGCGATGGAGCCGGCGCGTTCGCTCTTGATGACGTTCACACCGCAGCCCTTGCCGCCGCTGGGGGCCAGTTCAAGCAAAGCCTCGCGTGCGGCCTTTTCGACCTCCGCTGCCGCCTTCGCCGCTTCCGCCGCGCCAAGGTACGCCGCCGCCGCTTTGCGCCATGCGGTATCGGATCGATCGACCGCGCCAAGGAACGGCGCAGCGGCATCCTTGAACGCCAACGCTTCGGTGAGCTCGCGATAGAACGCGTCCAGCTTCGGCAGAACGGACGGCAGCCATTCGTCGTCACGTTCCACGCGGCTGATATGAATGGCTCCGCCGCGATCTAACACCACGAAGTCGCACCAGTCGCGCCCGGTCACGGCAAGCTGCAACAGCACCTGCGGGCGGTAATACGCCACGTCGTCGATGTGTGTGTACTTGCCGCGATAGGGCGCCTTGCACTCGATCATGCCGTTGTCGCCGACGAGCCCGTCTGGCGTGACCGCGATCCAGTCAATCAGCGGATGCAGCACGCATTCCCCGCCACCGTAGGTCATCACGCCGCGCTCTCGCTCATACGCGGCCAGCGCATCGGGTTCGTGTTCCTGGCCGTACTGCGTGGCCTCGTTGCCGACGAACTCGCACTCGCACTCGCCCCATTCCGGGTGGTGTTCGTGCACGTACTCGCGCACCATTTCGCGCAGCACGTCGCCGGGCTTGCTGTACGGGTTTTCGCCCAGCACGGCTGCGATGCGCGATCCGGTGATGCGCCCGACGCGCAAGGGAGACAGGCCATTCTGCATCGGCTTCAAAATT